CAGAATTGATAAACTAGATCCAATAGATGTTGAAGATGATAGAGTAAATCTATCTCCTTTAACTGGTAAAGAAATTATGGATGAGTTAGATATTGTGCCTAATAGAAAAGGTGGTGGTGAAAGAATAGGTAAGATAAAAGACTTTTTAAATCAACTTGTAATTGAAGGCGAGTTAAAACAATCAGATAAAAAAGGAGCTATCAACAGAGCTAGACAATATCATTCTACATTTACTCAAAAATCTAATAACGTATTAAAGAGCTGGTTAAATATCTTGAAGGCTGAAAAAGATAATGGTTTAAAATTTGATGCTGATAATAACATAAGTTGGGAAGTTGATAAAGTAGCTCATAGAGAAGCAATAGAAAAGAAACAAAGTGAATTATTTGATGGTAAAAGAAGAAATTTAAAATTAGTCCCAAAAAAACTTAGAGATAAAAATGGTAAGGAAGTTACACGATGGTGTAGACCGGGTTGGGAAAATGTACCTCAATCTGAAGGTGGTATGGTTACAGATCCTAACTCTATGTATTTCGGAAAGTTTCCCATATCCTCTCATGGACATGATCCTTTAGATCCTAAGTTTAGAGAAAAAAAAGTTAGATTACCTCATGTAAATGATGATTTTGATAAACATAAAAACTTTACAGGACATACAGATGAAGAACTAGAACGTGCAAAAAAAGATGGTAATGCGTATAAATCGGTGCCAGCTAATGTTCATGAACTACATATAAGCCACGATCCGTTTGCTGAATTTCAACATAAAGCTAAAAATAAAGAGAAAGGTACTTTAAGTAGAACTCAAGGTCCGGGTTATACACATCCAGAAATTAAAGCATTAAAAGATGATCAAAAAGAATATAGAATAAAAGCATTAAGAAAACAGATGCCTTTATTAAATAAAGAGTTAGAGACTCAATATAACAGTGATAAACCTGATGTAAGAGCTTTAATGACAGGTATTATGATGGAAACAGGGCTTAGGATAGGAAATCCTGATGATACATTTAAGAGCATAAAAGACGCTAAAAAAGCAGAATCATATGCAACTTCTACATTTAAAAAGAAACATATATCAGTAACAGGTGATACAATTAAATATAATTTTCCGGGCAAAATGAAGACTATACAGTCTGGAACTATAAAAAATGCTGGATTAGCAAAAGGTTTAGAAACTATTTTAAAAAATAAAGAAGAAGATGATTTTGTGTTTGAACAGAATGGTAAGTTTTATGATGAAGGTGCTGTTCAAAAATATCATAATGCAGTTATGAAAGTTAAACAGGGTTATGTAATTAAAAATCATAGTTTTAGACATTCAAAAGCAACTAACATGACTATTAAAAACATTAGTGACTTTGTGTCTAAAGCAAAAGGTAGTCTAGGTTTTATAAAAACAGAAGGAGATTTTCAAGATTTTCAGAAACGAATGGCTACTGATGCAGCAAAACAATTAAATCATCCAGATAATAAGGCAGAGTTTTGGGATACAACTATGACTTTAGATTCGTACATCCTTCCAAATGTGTTTGGATATACTAAAGAAGGTAAGTATGTCTTATTAAAAGATGAGGTAGATAAAGAAAATACTCAACTTTCTTCTGACTATCAAAATAAAATGCAAGAATTAACAGGATCTAAGAAGTATAATAAAGTAGCTATCCAAACTGTACAACTAGATAAAGCATATGATGGTAAAGAATTTGACCCTACTAGAAAAAAAGAGAAGGATATAGATACATATTTTGATAATAGAAAAGATAAAGCCGAAGATAGAGACCTAGGATTAGACAAGATACCTCCACATATGAGACCAAGACCTAAATATTATGAAGCTAAGTTTGCAAAAACATGGATAGAAGACTTAGCTGAGAAAGGTTACCAGTCTCCGATGATAAAAAGTTCTAACGATGAAGGAACTAAAATATGGTTTATAGATGGGGGAGTAGATTATGTAGCAAGTGTTGGAGCAACTGGAATTGGCTATATTGAAAAAGCAACTTTCAGACCATTAGCATCTAATGCAACTAATAAAATAAGTTATGATCCAACAGGTAATAACATGAGGGAGCCTGATGATAATGAGGAGGAACTCTATGAGTGATAATATGTACTTAAATATACTTAAACAAAAGTATAAAGGTAAAAGAATAAAAAGTCCAAAAGGTGGATTAACAGCTGCTGGGCGTAAATATTTTAAAAGAAAAGAAGGTGCTAATCTCAAACCGGGTGTAAAAGGAAAAGCAAATACACCTGAAAAGAGAAGAAGGAAAGGTAGCTTTCTTACAAGATTTTATACAAACCCTAGAGGTCCAATGAAGGATAAGAAAGGGCGACCAACAAGATTAGCTTTGGCAGCTAGAGCTTGGGGTGAAGCTGCACCTAGTACAAGACAACAAGCTCAGAAACTTGCTGCTAAAGGTAGAAGAATGTTGGATAGATATCAAGCATCTAAAAAAACTAAAAAATCTCTATTCAAAGAAGGTGGCGGAGCTGGCGGTGGCGGTGGAGCTGCTACTTCAGGAGGTTTTGGAAGTGGTGGTGGAACTGTATTCACATCTACTAACTCAGGTATTTTTACTCCTACTTATGGTGGCGGAGGCTACAAGAGGAAAAAGAATCACATCAGAGAGATAAAAAGAAAGAAAGATAAGAAGAGTGGCATAGAAAGGTTGTCTAGATTTCTAAGAGAGTTTACTCCTGAAAAGAAAGCTCTAGAGAAAATGTATTCAATAAATGCCACACAACCACTTGTTGAGTTAATGAATTCTGTAATGAAATCTCAATATCCAAATGGTAGAGGGTATGGAGGCAATCTTGGAATGAAAGTTTTAGATTGGAAGAAGCCTAATACAAACGAAGAACCCCCTAAAGTTTCTGAGTTTAAAGGAAGAAAACGAGATGAGAAAGATAACGATGCAGTTATTGAGCAAAAATATATGGAGCAAAAGATTAAAAACTTAGATGATGAATCTAGAAAAAAAGGTAGAGATCAAGCTACTGAAGATGAAGTTGCATCAGCAGCAAATCCGGGATTAGTTACTTTAAAGTCTTACTCAAGTGGTGCTACAAGTAGTTTATCACCTACAATGAGAGAGACCAATCCATACAAACGTGGTGGAGATAAAGATAAGATTGATGATAATCCAGAAATAGAAAAAGATGCTCCAGATGAATTAGAAAAATTTATGACTAATTTAGAAAAATATAGTGGCTATAGTGCCGCAACTACACAAACTACTTTTGCAGAGAGGGAAACCTTAGATGATAAGAAACAAGAGATTGAAGTATTAGATGATGAGAATGATGAAGAAGAACAAATACAACCTCCAAAAGGACAGAAAAAAACTTATTCAACCGGAGACGGTGGTGGGTATAGTATGTAATGAGTGAGGGTAGATTTATTTATACACCAAAAGTCGGATCATTGAATAGTAATGGTGATATACACTTTGAATATGAGATAGACGATAACCAAATAAAGATTTATGCTACAAAGTATAATTTACAAACACATACATTCACGAGAGTAAATGAACCTATTTTTATAAAAGATTTAAAATAGACTTGACACAGCTATGTCAAATATGATAAAATATAATAAGAACACTGGAAATGTGTGTGATAAATGCAACGGATTCATGCGTTTTGATGAAGATAATGATTTGAAATGTATGAATTGCGGAAGAACAATTATTTTAAGGAAAGCAAGGAGCAAACATGTGGAACAAAGGCGAAACAAAAATACCAACTCAAGCACAGAACGAGTTGATAAAACGGAGACAGGCAGGGGAAACGTGGACCAGTCTATCAGAATGGTTGAAAACAACATTCGGGATAGATATACACCGAACCAACATTCAAAGATGGTACGACAAAGAGGTCTATTTAGATCAAGAAAATGAAATAATAGATCCGGATTTAGATCCTACTTACCATATTAAGATGGGTAAGAAGGCAGAAACATATAAAGCAGAAGCTAAATATTTTAAGAAACTATATGAGACTACAATTAAAGATCAAGCTAAACAAGAGATCTTTGAAGAGTCTATAATGAAATTAGCACCTGCATTTAGTAAAGCAAAAAAAGTTAAAATCCGAAAGCCTTCAGGTAAAAAAACGGGTGACAGTGTTCAAAGTATGATTGCTCCTTTAACTGACACTCATATTGGAGATAGAGTTGAAAGTGATCAGATGTCAGGTTTGAATCACTACGACATTGATATCTTCAACAGAAGGCTTTATGGATGGGCGAATCAGGTACTCACTTTAGCCGAAATGCGAAGAAATACTACCGAAGTAAAAGAACTTGTAGTTCCTCTGCTCGGAGATATGATTAGTGGAGACATACATGAAGAGTTAGCTAGAACTAATGTTGATAATTGTATGGGACAAATGATTAGAGGAGCTAGTCTTATTTCACAAGCATTAATGTTTCTTGCTCCACACTTTGATAAAATGAGAGTACCATGTGTCGTAGGTAATCATGGTCGTATGACTAGGAAGCCACCTATGAAAGATAAGCATCAAGATTGGGACTACATGTTGTATCAATGGATTGCAGCTTTTTGCAGAGATCAGAAGAACATAGAATTTCATATCCCCAAAACATTCTCTACTACTATTGAAGTTGCTAATAGACAAATACTATTAACACACGGAGATTTCATCAATGGAGCTGGTAGTGGCACTGCTATTACCAAAGGTGTATTGAATATGAGAAATGTCCTTCAATTTAGAAGAGGATTAGAAGATGAAATTAGAAATCTTGATATGACAGAAGGAGCTAACCTTTTAGATGAAGCAGGAATGTCTACATACTTTGACACAGTTTTAATGGGACACTTCCACAGAATAGATGAGATAGATGTAGGTACAGGTTCAATACATGTATGTGGTTGTATGAAAGGCGGAGACGAGTATGCTATGCAACGAGTTCAAGCTATTAATAAGCCTAGACAGCTAGTATTGTATTATCATCCTAAATATGGTGAAATTGGTAAAGAAATCATATATTTAAACAGATATGATGGGTCAAAAAGTGGATTTAATGACATTTTACCGGAAGTTTGGAGCCAAAATTTAGTATAATAATATAGAGAATCTACATTTATTAAGGAGATTAAATGAAGATATGTCAAAAATTAACATTATAAAAATAGCATTTTTTATATCTATAGTATTATCTATTATGCTAGTTGTAGGAGAATACACTAGCTAGGGGGAAGAATAAGATGAAAATTAGAATACCAAAGCCAAAACTTAAATTACCTAGTTTTAGATTGCCTAAACCAAAAGTAAAGGTGCCTAGTGTTGTGCAGAAAACTGCAAGTGCTACACTAATGGCATTTACTTTCTTGGCAATATTAGTTGGAGTAACAGGACTAACATTAACAACAGTAAATCCTGTGAATTTATGGTGGGATATCGCACCAATACAGATAGCATACTTTAATTATGTTATCACATATACTGCAGTAATGAATTACTTAGAGTTCTTGCAGACATGGTATTGGTATTCTATAGGTATATCAACAGGACTTGTAGTCGCAGGACTAGCTGTACATATTAGAAGTTTAAAACAACTATTTAATATATTAAAAGCTACTCCTATGGCTATATTAAAGTCACCCCTTTACATTTATCAAGATGTAAAAGCGTTCAGAGATTGGCTATTTAATAAAATAGAATACTTAAATGGAGAATCAGCTAAGTGGAGAAGGTTCTTCAAAGTAATGAGATCACCATATTCTTTATTAAGAGGTATGGGATTAAATCCACAAATGGCGGTTGGTCTATTAGTCGCAGGTGGTACAGCTACAACAGCAGTTGCAGTAAATGAGATCGTAGTAGAAAGAAGTTTTGCTAACGGATCACCGGGTATTTACGCAGCTCCATCTGAATATCCAAGCGAAACATTAGAAAAAGAAATGGCGTGGAGAAAAGATAATCCAGATGACAACACGTTAAGGATTGTGCTTGGAACTACACCAGTAGAAGAAATAAACATCTCTAATGTATCAATTGGTACTGCATATACAGGTTCAACATTACCATCAGGTAAAGCTGAAGCCATTTTAATTGAAGGAAAAGCTGGAACAACAGCAAGACTAGAGATAGGACAGTTATTGTTTGAAAGAAATACATGTAAGACATTAACATTATCAGACGTAAATGCCCACAAGGTTATAGTCAAAGAAAATATTGCTGATGGATTAAGTATTGCACAGACTCTTACAAGTACATTAAGAAACTTAAGAGTATCAGGTGGTAACTTCATGGCAGATTTATTACAGACTGAAGGTGGTACTTATGACCGAATTTGGTTAGACACAGGTGCTTTAACAAATACTAACGCTAAGATTAACAAGTTAGTTTTGAGCAACATCGTATCCACAGGTGGTACATGTGTAATTAGACAAGCTGATATTGGTGAACTAACTATTCAGTTCTCGCAGATTGGACATGATAGTAACTTAGCAACTAAGGAATTTACTATACAATCTACTACACTAGCTAGCATATGGGAAGTTAACAACAACTATGAAGTGTTGTTATCAGAACCTAGCCCACCGGGAGGCGTTAGCCCATAGAAAACAATGGATGTAAAAGTAGGTAAAAATAAATATCAAGTAACTTTACCCATTGTTTTAACTCTTGGAGCTATAATTGTATCAGCAATAAGCTGGTTTACTATGCTTCAGGTTAATATGGCAACCATGCAATCTGAGATAGATAAGCTAAATGTGATTATATTAAATCAAGAAGATAAAGTTCAAGCGTGTTTAGATGTAGTAGATGATTACTACGAATTAAAACGCAGGATTGAAAACTAATAAAACGGAGGAGCTTAACAAATGATGGGAAAACTTAGACCACAAATTTTTCTAGCAATTATAGTGTTAGGTATACTTAGTGCTGTAGGGGTATGGCAAGGCTACACAGAGATCGCCACAGGTTGTACAGGTGGTATAATAGCACTAGGAATGAAAGTATTAGAATCAGAATAAGAAAGGAGATTCACATGACAAGTAAAGAAATAGTAAAGAATATAGCAAAGACGTTACCAGTAGTAGGAGCCCTTGCAGTTGGTGTAGGAGCAACTATGGCTGTATTTAAAAGAGATACACTAGAAGATAAAGTGTATGATAAACTAACTGCTAGACAAATTATTAAAGAAGATATCCCTTTACAGTGATACGCTTTTATTACTTAATCTTTTTCATATTTGTATTAGTCGCAATTTCATTAAGTTGGGATCAAACCCAAAGTCAAACACAATCTGAATTAGAAAACCTGCGTCAAGATATAAATAATATAGAACTTAGATTAGAACATACTCGACAAGAATTACAGAAAAGAAATTTATTGCCTTACGATGAAGAATCAGAGTATTGGAAATCATATGAAGATGAAAGTTCTTGTGAAGAGGGCATAAAGAAATGTGTTTAAAATAGAAAATTTTACCCTAAAAAGAGGTATAATAATTCATGGAAGACGAAATTTTAGAAGTAATTCAAGAGTTAGGAGAGGAAGTATTTGACGAATCTCAAAGACTATGCCCAGAAGGTTCTGGCTGGTTAAGGAACAGTGGTCAATTAATTCCTACTATGGGTGGTTTTGAAATCATATATGAAGCTCCTCATGCTAGATTGATACATGATGGTAGAGAAACAAGAGAGGATCAATTTTATACACAGAAAGTACGAAGGCATGACAGAAGATTAAGAGGTGGAAGAATAACCTCAGTAAGAGATCATGAAAAGAAATATTTTGGTCGTAGACCAAGATTAAATCCAGAAACTGGTGAGTGGAAAGTTGTAAGCACTACAGCTGGAACACCTCAACCTTTTATTGATGATGCTTACAGCAAAGTAATTAAAAGAAAAAAGTATAAAGATATAGGTAAAGAATTAGGACTTGCCTTTCCTGCTAAACTAGGAAGAGGTAGACAAGAGATTCTAAGGAGATTCTTATCAATTTAAAGGAGGCTAAAATGGTAGACGTAAGTAAAGTTACAGCTGAACAAGAATACATCATTGCCAGACATTCTAGGATGATTGGTAAAGTATTAGATTTAGTTGAAGCATCTATGCCAGAGGGAAACCAGCTTGAAAAGCTAAAAAAACTAATACAAGTTCCGTTATATGACTATAGGAACGAGATGTTGAAGATGGCTAATGGTGAACTCATAGAAGATTCCAATGAATAAATTATAATTATTTTATAATATTCGTAATATTTATGTAAAAAATACCTTTATTTATAGTATAATATTACAGAGTAGGCAAATAACGCCTATTTTTATATTATAATTCTATAAAGGTCGGGGGTGGCTAAGACCAACCTTGAGAATTAACAAAACTTAAACTTAATTTTTAGTCTGGAAAAAGACTGGAAAGGACATAGGAGGTCGAAAGATGTCAGAAGAATTCACAAATTTAGAGAATCACATGCAAGGTACTAACCTAGCATTATCTGCAGTAGCAGAAGTTCTCGCTAAAATGGATGAAAGACTTACAAAAGAAGAAGAAGACGACAGAATGGAAGAAGAAGAGAAGGCTTTAGAAGCTGAAAAATCAGAATTAGTTAAAGCTGTTGCATCTGAAGTGGTATCAATGATCAAAGCCGAAGGCGGAGAGAACCCACTAGGAATGGATGTTGACGGAGCTAAAGAAAGGAAAGCTAAAACAATAACGCAACCTCAGTATGATGATGCTCAAAATGCAGCTAACCCGACTACTAAAATAGAAGATCAGCAAGCAACAATTCAAGCAGCCGACATGGATGATGACGATGATGAAGAAAAAGCTATGAAAAAGGATCATCACTTAGAAGATGATGATAAAGAAAAAGCTATGAAGATGGGCGGAGCAGGCATGAAAATGAAGGCAGACGATGATGACGATGATAACGGATCAGACGAAAAGCCTGTTGACAAAGCTGATGATGACGATGAAGATGATGACGGAATGAAAGCAATGAGGAAAGAACTCGATGCTTTGAGAAAAACCGTTGCAGCTTACGAAGCAAACATGGAGAAAGCCGTTGAAGAACAGTCTGAAGCAAGATTGCGAAAGATGGGCTTTAGAGAAGAGAATGGTTTACAAAGACCAGCTCTACTTAACCAAGACGCGTTAGGAACAGATGGAACTACTCCAATTGTAAAAGCTAATGCAACAAGTGGTGATGTGGTAGAAGACCTAAGTGGTTTGTCTTACAAACAACTAAGGGACTTACAACACAAGATAGATCAAGGTGACACTTCAGGTGTGCCAAGAGAACTACTTGGAAACTAAGAATAAATAATTTATTATTGAAAGAACGAGGAGAAATTAATTATGGCTACAAATCCATCATTATCTGAGTATATCGCTCAGTCTCAAAGAGGTCTGTACTCGTCTGTATTCGGACCAGAATACTTACAGAAACAGACTTACTTTACAGTGGACACTGCTACAGGTATTTTTAACACTACCTATGGTAGAAAAGTTTGGCATGCATTAAACAACCAAACTCGTTTCTTCAATGCAATCCCAAGAACAGTTTGGGGTAACACAGCTGGTTGGAGAATCAGGACAGACAGAGGTAGTGGAAGATCACGACCTGTGACTGAGACTGGTGCTCTACCTACAGTTGATGTTTCAGACATCGCAAACGTAGCTAGTTTACCTAGAATCGTTTCAACTACTTTCGGTGCTTCAGTGAAATCAGTATTCACTGCACAATTAGAAGGTGGTGTTGGTGATGTTCTTGCATTGGAAAACGAAAACGCACAGCTCGACCACGTTAAAGAAATGAACGAAGAGCTATTAGCAGGATCAGGATACGTTGTATCCGCAGGTTCAACTACTTCAGGTACTGTACCAGCATCAGTTGCTAAGAACATTAAGGTAGGTGACAAGGTTGCTTACTTCGATACATCTGCAAACGACTACATTGACACATCTGGACTAACAGTTTCAGCAGTAAACACATCTACGGGTGCTATTACTCACGGAACTGCATCGCAAACTATTGCTGATGGTGACGGTCTAATCATTGTAGAAAGAGCAGGACTAACGTCTATTGATGACGTAGTACAATTTGATGGTGCACCAGTAGGTGGATCATTCGACACAAACGCAAACTTCGCAGCAAACGGTGGAGTAAGGGCGTATGACTTAACATTCGGTGACAGACCTTCCGGACAATGGAACGCGGCTGCTACAGTTAAGCACAACAGTGGAGTAGGTAGAGAACTATCTCTAAACTTACTTGACGATTGTATTCAAACAGTAAGAACTAATGGTGGAGAACCAAAACTAATCGTTATGGGACACGACCAATACTTCAAGCTAGAGAGATTACTACAATCACAACAGAGATACTTAGGACAGGAAGAGTACCAAGTTGGTGTAGGTTCTGAAAGAACTTTCCCGGGTACAAGAACTGGTCTAGTTCTCGCTACTTACCAAGGTATTCCAATTCTACCAGATGCTGATACACCAAAAGGTGTTAGCACAGCTGACGCAGTATTGGGTTCAAACGTATACGTTTTGGACACAGACTACCTTGAAATAGCTGTGGCACAACCAACACAGTACATAGAAAACAGAGACTACTTCGCAGCTAATGCTCTAGTAGTAAGAGGTTTACTATACACTATGGCAGAAATGCGATGTCACAACTTCTTCACACAAGCTAAGATTACTGACTTAAACGCGTAGTCTAACTTGGAAAGAACATTTTGATGGGTTGGGGAGCTAGTCTCCCCACCCACTTTATAAAAGGAGAAATTAAATTATGGCAATTACAATCACAAATCCCGGATCATCCTCTCCTGTAGTTGGTGTTCCCGGAAACGTAAAGTATGTAATTAAAGATATTACTTTCGATGACTCGTATCCAACTGGTGGTGAAGGACTTTCTGCTACTCAATTAGGATTAGAGGAAGTATACATTGTTCTTATTTCACAAAAGTCTGACGGTTATGTAGTACAATATGACTACAGTAACGAAAAGTTAGAGATTTATGAAGCAGGTGCAGATGGTGCTGCATTAGATGAATTAGGTGACACAGCAGATGCTAGTGGTATCGGAATCAGACTAATCGCTTACGGAAAATAAATAATATATAAAGAGCTGCCTATATTATATTATGGGCAGCTTCTTAGATATCCTGATAGACTAGGATAGATTTAAAGGAGAATTAAATGGCAGGATTCACAAACAGCTACTCACATTCA